AAATAGCGTCTAATTTTTTTGATGTTAATTTAATTCCATAAGATTTTTCAGCTATTTTTTTAATGGAATTCCTTATATCATCATATCCATTTGATATAGTTGCATGCTCAATTTCAAATTCATCCTTCACAATTTTTTCTATAACTCTAAACATTGCAAAATATGACTCTTCAACATCTTCTAACAGAATAATATATTTCAAAGCCAGCGAATACAGTCTTAAGACATTTTGAAGTAATGCTTTTTTCCCTCTAATTCTTTTATATTGACAATCTAATTCTTTTAGATTCAAAATTTTCTTTCTACTTACTCCTATATCAATTGGAGCAATCTCTGTGTTTGTGTCTTCTGTTATATGCTCTAATTCATATGGAACCTGTGTAATATAAACAAGGAAATCTATTGCATATCTCATTATATTCTCGGCTTCTTTTTTGCCTTTTTCCGTCACTAAATCAATGCAAAAATAATCAGACTCGCTGTATTCATCAAATGCCGATTTATACATTGTAAAATAACACCCATTGAGTTCAAATCTACACTTATTTCTAAGTCTTATTATATACGAAAATGCATTATTTCCCTCATTTGGTACTGCTACGTTTGCCCAGTAATGTTTCATCCTTTGATTCTTCCTTTTTATTTTTTATTATACAGTAAAAAGGAATATATTTCTAACAAATTAGCTCTTTTTATAAATTTATAAGAGTTTTTTCGTTAACTAAAACTTGCTTTAGTTAATTACTTACCCTCTGGATATTCCTCTTTATACAGCATTTCATATTCTTCTACAGGAAGTTTTCCTTTTTTCACATACTCAATACCATATTCTCTTACTTTATCCTGATATTTCTCAGGAATTGCATCATATGTAATAGTTCCTACAATCAATCTGTTAAAATAAACTTTTGCCATCATTTTATTTCTCCTTTTCTTATTCAGCATTTCCAAGTGTTTCAAGCAGTTCGCAGACAGCAATCTCAAGGTCATTGATACGTTCTTCATTGCTTACCACCGTTTCTTTTTTTTCAAAATCTGATTCAGCCAGACCAAGTTTCTCAATCATTTTCTTCTGCATTTCAGTCATTTTGCCACCTCCGCTAAAGATATTACATATTCCTCAGAGCTTGGTACAGGGATTCTGTAATCATCACCGTGACTGTTTTTAAATGTCAGTGTACCGCCTGCTTCGACAGCAAGAGGTTCCTGGAATGTATCGCCTATAATGTCTGATATATCAATTGTCCTGTCACTTTTGTGATATTTCTTTTCCACAAAATCAACAAAATTCCCACTCTCTCCATAACCATCTAGGCCAAGAATGGCTTGTGGAATTTTGTGAGATTTCTGGTAATACTGCGAGTATAATGTTTTAGCACTATTCTTTTCAATCTGAATCTCAGAGATTACATTCTCGATATTCGAGTCCGGATTGTTATACCAAGCTATGTGATTATTCAGAAGCTCGTCTGTTAATTCAACTGGTGTATTTTCCAGAAAATCCTTCGCGGCTTCCAAAAAATAACTCCCAGTAGTGCTCCCTGGATTTGATCTCTTCATCGAAAGCACGTAGGTTCCAGGGGTAATTCCAGGACACAAATCGCGTAATGTCTGGTTGTATCCAGTATTATTTGTATGAGCTGGAACAGTAATAGTCTGATTATCGTAGTCTATCACATTCACACCGTCCGATACTAATCTTGAAAAGTCAAAGTAATTCTTCCCCTGTTCTATAACCTCATTCACAGGTGCACTCATCTGCTCTCCTACATCATCTGAAGTCAGTTTACCGCCAATACTTTTAATGCTTACCATCTTTGCACCACTCGGAATCGTTTTCTGATAAGCTTCTGTATCATCTGTCTGAAATTCATAGCTGATACCCTGATTGAGTTTCCAGAGTGCATCGAGTTTTCTGTCAGTTTGTGCAATGGATGTTTTATCGGCTTTAGATGTCAAATCTTCCTTTAGCGAATCAACATCCTTTTTATTCTGTTCGATCTGCTTTGATGCATCCTCTACACTTTTTGCAGATTGGGCCGCATTGTCGGCAGAAGTCTTTGCACCTTCAGCTGATGCTGCAGCTTTTTCCGTATTACCGGCAACAGTCTGAGTGTTTTGTGCTACTTCCTGAGCATTATTCAAAACCGTTTGGGTGGCTTCTTCTACAGTCGCTCTATCATCCGCAACAGTTTTAGCATCATTCCCCACTCTGGTTATAATTTTTTCTCCCTCAGTTTTTACGATGTTGACCGATGCATCCTGCTGATTGGTGATTGTATTTATTGCCTGTTGTTTTGTAGTATTAATCTCTTCTTTCGACTGTTCAACCGCTTCGAACACTCTACTGTCAAAGCCGTCAATCTTTTCCTCAAAAGCTGTTACTGTATTGTTGATGTTTTGTTCAGACTGAGCAGCTGCCTGTTTTGATGCTTCTGCGTCACTTGCGGACTGTTTTGCCTTTCCAGCGGCTTCGACAGCTGCATTCATATTGGAAGCCGCAGTCTCCTGTTTTTGTGTTACATCTGACTGCATTACTTCTACTGATTTCTTTGCAGTTTCTACGGCAGTTCTATCTTTTGCAACCTGTGTTGCGGAATCTGCAAAATTTGCCAGCACCTGACCGAATTCTTTACGGGTTCCTGTGTAACCCTGTGCTACTGCATCAGCATAGGCAGTCACACATCCCAAATCTGTTTCTATCATGACATCATAACCCCCAATCTCCCTTTATCATTTATCTTGAAATTCAAACTCTGTCCAATATTTTCTGTACGGGATAAATATAGATGTCCATCTTCCCGTATTTCCATACGACAGAAACCATTTTGTGTGGCAACCTGTTTCGCCTGATCTGCATAATACTTTGCATTATCTTTATCCCGTTCTGGATAAAGCTTATGCCCATGTGCCCAGGATTCCGACTCGGTTGCTCTGATATCTGCCATATGTGCAGCTTCTTTTGCCTGTTTTGTATACTCTTCGGCTGCTGCCAATGTATAATGAAACAGGTCTACATCCTCCGGAGATTCAAACGTTTCCGGAATCGGACGCTTATTCACTGACATTATGACTGTGTTTACAGTCTCTCCTTCTTCTGGCGTGGAAAGATAAATATATACATTTATTGCACGCCTCTGTTTAAGCGCCTCATTCGGGATATCCACGCAAGATACCCCGTCTTTGGTATATCCCGTAGTAACTTTTGCTTCTTCCAATCCTTTCCAGAAGAAATGGACCTCAAAAACGTTGGGTAGATTTAAACCATTAATCTGAAGCTTTTGACCGTAATCATACTGCCACAGTTCATCATCTATTGAAATTTCCTCATCCTTTTTCGTAAAATTCGCAATCAGCATTATTTAACCACCCCCTTTCAACATTTCCTCTAATTTGTTCAGTCTTTCGTTCAATGTGTTCACTGTATTTTCCAATGTATTAATTCTTTCATTCTGATCCTGAATAACTTTCATCATTGCCGGAATCATGGTTCTATAATTCCAGTCTTCTATCTGCCCATCCTCATTAAATATTACTCCTTCAGGATATTGTTTATACACGTCTTCCGCATAGAATCCCGGCACTGGTTTGTCTTCAAATGAGTCTCCTTCTCTCAAATAACCTTTTTTATATTGAAACCATACCACTGGAACTTTAAGGAGTTTATCCGCTTCAGAGCTATCCATATTTCGAACATGGTTTTTGTATCTTTTTGAAGAAGACGACAACTTATATACGATATTACTCGCAATGCAAAGAGTTTGATATCCCGATGAGACAGTAGTCAAGTTGATTAGTTTAAATTCGCCTGAACCGTCCGTGAATTCTCCAGATGATCTTTGAGTGTGTACCTGCATACCGTATTTGACGCTCAGAGACTTTTTATCAGATGCTTCCGCAAGAGTTACATTGCCTAATTTGATAGTACCGCCTTTTATTTGCAATCCTACACCAGTGTTCATATTAAAATAATTTCTCGCGTCTTTATATACGCTAAATCCGTTTGTTCCTATGTATACACCTTGCGTAGTTGACGTCATGGAATTGCGGCCGCTGGTATGTATACTGGTAGACCCGACCACAAATCCGCCTATTTTTGCAACAATCGCATCAAGTGTATTCACGTCGATAAGATCGGCCGTTATGGTTTTAGACTTTATGTATTCGCCATTAATGTACAATTTCCCATCTGAGCCATAGGCTATAAGTTGACGATCGCCATTGTCAGTCAGAGCGTTAAAAACAGCTTCTCTTGTCACTTCCGCATCCGCAAGTACGGATACGCTCAACATCCCGAGGATGACTCCGGAAGAATTTCCGACAGTACATCTGATGGCAGTGGTTCTGTTAGTTATCCTATCCCATGTGGAGAATTTCATATCTATTCCCACGCCAGTTCCAGAAATAGCGTTCCATGTGCTTCCGTCTTCTGTATACTCAAACGTCCATCTACCGGAAATGTTTTGTTTTCTCTCCTCTGCTCCTGTCTGCGAATACAAATGAAACACCAGCGGAGAAGGCGAATAATCATATCCGCCAGAGCTGTTTGAACATCTTTTGATCGTTGTTGTTTCACATTCAAGGTAATAAACAGTGGCATCTTTTCCGTTCGTACCGTTCCCGCCAGCATACTGTTTTGCAAGATTAAAGCGCTTGGTTATTGTTATTCCATTATAAGTCGTTGAAAAATCAACCCATCCAATGTCTTCGGATAAGCTCTTTACGGAATAAGTGTGTGTACCTGAAGACCACGTGCCTGTTATGTTTTCTGTCGAGTACGATATAGCCGCTTCTGATGTAACATCCGATTCCCCATAAAAAACCTGTACTTTTACCTCGCATCTTGGAAAACTCGAATAGTTTCCATCCGCATTTACCGGGATTGCCTGATACTCACTTGATAACTGTATAACCAACGGAATTGCTTTCTTTATTTTTTCATCAATAGTATCTCCAGCAATATCTTCTACATCCTTACCACCTATAGTAAGAGTTTTGGCGGCAATCATGACATTGCCATCATTATCAATATAAAATGTTGTTTTATTTTCCTTATCAGTGACACTCATGCCTTTTCCATTAATAAACTTACCGGCCAAAACACCGGATAAGATATAACTCGCATTTATATACAGTTCACCGTCCTGAATATAAATACCTTTATTTTTCCCATTGTCGGTCAGTTTATTGAATATTTCAGGCTGCCCCAGACTATTATCATAATTATCAATAGCGTCCTGCACATCGTTACTGTCTACATATCCTGGGAAAATCCAGTCTGTTGAAACAAATGTTCCATTTTCACGTGCAGTCTTGCAGATTTTGACCTTTCCTTTCCCATCTTCCATGGACGTTACCCACATGTCACCTTCGTCATATGGCGGAGTGGGGGTATTGATAAAGACTCTTCTTTTACCGTCTGCTGTATCCTTAGCAGTAGCTGCATCTTCCAGGGCTTTCTGTATCTCCGAATCCTGAAAATCTTCCCAGGTATAATTTTCTCCGTCTTTAATAAAACGAAAAAGTTTCTTTGTGCCGGTATTATAAAAAAGGTCGTTTACATGCTTGTCTTTTGTTTCTACATCTGTCCATTCTTTTGCCGGAAGGTTTGTCAGATCTGGATCATACGCCCCAAAATATTGAGTATTAATGTCTTTTGCAATATCATTAACTACTGTAGTGACATATTTTTTTGCAGAGTCCTGTGCGATTTCTTCAACATCTTTTCCGGTGATTTTAAGTGTTGTCGCATTAATATAGACCTGTCCGGTATCAATATCCGCCCTGAAAAGGGTATCTCCATCTGTGTCTTTTACAACAAGAGCTCCTGTATTGATCCAGTCTGCATTAATTCCGATACTATTCAGAATTTTCGTAATCATGGTGCCATCTACGAGAAGACCTGCATTCCATGTATTACCGCCATCTGTGCTTACTGCCCATCCTTTTCCATTAAGTTCAAATACAACTTTTGATTCCTCCAGCGTCGGATGGTCACACATATAATATATTTTGCTTCCATCCTCCAGTGTTTTTATAACCGGATAAAGTCCCACCTGTTCTTTCATGGCTTTTGTCAGCTGCTCCATGGCTTTTTCCCATTCGGTTTTGTTTTTTGATAAGCCATTTCTAAACTGTTTATACAGTTTTGTTGCTTCACTGTATCGTGTAGAAGATAATCTTTCAGGAGATTCTGCACTACTGGTAATCGTCTGTGTACCACCACCATTGTACTGAACTCCAGTAATAATGGTCCGATACATATTATTCTTTCTGTCTATTACAAGTCCTATATCACCAGCCTCTGTGGATGGATCACTTTGGCAAATCACATTTAAAGGTCTGAACTGAAGCCCTGTAAGTTTTTTCCCGACAGATTCTGCTATTTTGCTTCCATTCCCGCTCTGGATCAGTTTATTTCCTGTAATCTCCAGAACATATCCGTCTGCTCCGTACTGATAAATCGTTTCCGTCTTTCCGGAAGATTCTGTTTCACTTTCTTCGGTAACACGGACTCCTGTTACCACCACATCATCTGTTTCAACTGAACTTCCACTTTTCATAGTATCAATTTTGACTATTCTGTTATTATCCTGCATATCTGATACCGACAATCCGAGCAGTGATGTATCGTACCATTTCAAAGTCAGCTGTCCATCATTATTGATTCTTGCGTATTTGCAGGCAATCTGTGCGACCCATTGGATTATCTGTCTGAATGTCAACGCTGAATCGTCAGGTCTGCTCTCCACCGTCAGATCTGAATTATCAAAGGTTGCTGTATCCGCAGCCAGTGAGACATCGCAACAAGTACATGCATCCTGTAAGATTTCTCTCAGCGTAACTGGATATGCCAGTTTGCTTTTGGTATATGGCTGGTCAAAAGACAGCATTTTGTCAAAGGCTGATACTGTCACGGTATCACCTGTATCTTTTCCAGGTTCTGCGTAAAATGTCCCCTTATCCAACCACTCCACTGTTCCATTCACTTCCAGACCAACTTTTGCACTTAGCTCAGCTCCGGAAAAATTCTTTTTTGTTAATTCTCCGTCTGTATTGTTGATCTTAACAGTAATCTGTTTTGCAATAGCTGAACCAATATCAAAGCTGCTGTTATTTGATGTCTCATCTGTAATTCCAAACTGCAAGAGTTCTGTATCTGCTGCTGTCTTTATACTGCCATCCGTAAAAGTAATTCTTACCTGATTATGAATTACTCTGTTTTCTTTGATTGTATTTTTATATGCATTTGATGTATTGATCATTTTGTTACCTCTGCACTATGTCAACCGATGCGCTTTTGTAATAAAATATTCCATCACTCAGCCATCCAATCTGTTCTTTTGACAATGTTCCCCTGTATGACTGTATCGTAATATCGATTCCGTCATCACGGAACGAAAATGGGAAATACCCCGGAACCAATGTACTTTTTATAACTGCCATCTGTGCTTCCGTAAGTATTCCCCATTTAATTGATACTGTTTTCTTTTCTGCTACAGGATCACCTACCATATATCCTGCTAATGTTCTGCCTGTGTCAGAAGTCCATATTATCTCGTCATTTACTGTAATGCTTGTTGGAGCAGGGAGCGTTACACTCCCTGACCATAAAATTTTTCTTGCCATCAGCCTACTCCTACTGTGTTGTATCTGATATCAATAATTTCCTGTGCTGTCTTGCTTGCTTTTGCGATCTGTGTACTGTCAAGATAAAATCCCATTTCTGACAGGGCTGCAACAATACGCATAACCGCATTATTGATGATTCTTTCGAACTCATCCCTGGTAATCCCATTTCCGGATGCGGCTCTGGCTGCTTCAATCGCCATCTCGCGCAATTTATTCTCCGGTGAGACTATTTCGCCCTGATGAAGGTTATCACCAATCATTGCCAGCTGTGGAGTGTTCTTCTTCACAAATCCACCTTCTGCAAGAGGAGGTATGGTCGGCACTCTGGGAAGAGACAGACCATAATGTCCATAATGCCGGGTACCTGTAAAAGGATTCTTGAAATCATAACTGAATGAAAATGCGTTCTCTATTGCCGATAAACCAGAGTTAAGTTTTTCCATCAGGCTGTTGATAATGTCAATAACTACATTCAGCGGTGTCTTAGCCAGAGTTATTAATCCATCAAATATTCCACCAAATATGTTTTTGATACCTTCCCATGCCTGTGTCCAGTTTCCTGTAAAAACACCCGTAACAAAATCAATGATTCCGTTAAATATCTGTTTTATATCCGACCAGATCCGGCTTACAGATTTCCCAAATGTGTTCAGTATTGTTTTTAGCGTTTTAAAACTTCCCGCCCAGGATCCTTCAAAGACTCCTTTTATAAAGTCAATAAATGGCTGAAAAATATGTTCTTTCACATATTTAAAGATTGATTCAGCAATAGTCTTGAATCCCTCTATAATTTCTTCAATTCCCTGCCAGCATTTATCAAAATCTCCAGTAAAAGCACCCGTGCAAAAATCAATGAATCCTCCCAGAATATCCGTGATTCCCTTGATCACATCACCTGCAACAGCCAGCAGATCGAAAATCTGATCTCCGATGTTAGCAATAATCGGTCCTAAAATAGGTAAAATAGTTGCAATGATCCAGTTGATCACAGGTACCAGGAGTGTTTCCCATAATGCCTGTAAATTCTCAAAGATCTTGCCAATCAGTTCGATGACTCCGTTGAGTGCGGGTTGTATATGTTCTGCCCACACTGTGCTGAACTTATCCGCCAGATAATCCAGGACAGGAACAATGTATGTATTATATGCATCAAGGAAGGTACCTACGATATCTGAAATTCCCTGTGCAAGAGAATCCATGAAAGGTTTTACATATTGATCGTACGTTTCAGATATCTTTTCAAATGTATCTACAACCGCCTGGTGCAGGGTATTCAGAACTATTTCAATCGGAACCAGTGTATTTTCGATTGCTGTTTTTATCTTGTCTACATTCTGGGTAACAGGCAAGATAAAAATCTGTTCTATATCCCTTGTAAATTTCAAGAGTACCTCGCAAGCTCCAAGAACTCCATCGGCAAAAATTCCTATAATGTGTCCGGTAATGCTTTTAGCTGTTTCCCCGGAGAATACATCGAAAATGTCAGCCATAGCAACATAAAAATCACCTTCTAAATCTGCAATTTCTGCTCTGATATCGAAAATAGATGCCAGTTTTTCCTTAATGTAATCCTTGCTTCCTGTGAGATATTTATCAAATCCGCCAATCAGATTGTCAGCTATGGTTAATCCTATTCTTGCAAAGGAACCAACCATTTTTCCAAAGCATAATGCCAGGGAGTCTAAGAGATGATTTGCTGACTCTACAACAGTCGGATCTGTAAATATTTCCTTAAGTGTTTTTCCTATATTTTTAATACTGTCATTGATAGACTTTATTTTCTTCTGGGAATTCCCAAAGCCAATCTGGAATCCCTTTTTGAAGATATTAGCCAGTTCTTTACAGCGTTTCAGAAGTTTATCCAAACTCTTGTTGGTTTTATCAATAGTTGTATCGCCTTCTGCCAGTTTTCCAAAATCAACAGCATCTCCCAGATTGACTCCGGGATTTCCTGTGCCACCTGCTGTGCCAGAATCCGAATCAGATTCTGCATCAGATGGGCTATCTAGCTTTTGGATCTGGTCAAATCCCATCAGAGAGCGCATCTCTTTTGCTGCTTTTTTCGCAGCACTTCCGGCTTTCTTCGTAGAATCTGCCATGTTGTCGGCAGACTGGGAGGCATCTTCCATACCAGCTCCCGCATCAGCTGCCGCTGCGCCTGTTGATGCGATCTGGCTTGTTCCGGATGATTTATTGCCTGTTATCAGCTCCGTAAAGCTTTTGAATGCATTTGCCAGAGTTGCTAATTTCCCGATCAGAGTATTTACTGCTTTGATGATGGGCGTAAATAAATTGATCAGTCCCTGTCCAATCGTTGCTTTTAGAGAATCAAACTGCAGCTTCAGGATGCGGACCTGATTTGCCCAGCTTCCAGATGTCCTTGCGAAATCCCCGGAAGCTGCTGACAATTGCTTTTGCACAAATGAATACCGTAAAGCTACTTTCTCAGCTTCCGTCATCTGTGATGTGGTCTTGCCGAATCCGTTTGCCAACGCATAACTGTCAAGGGCTGTCTGAGTCATTACAACGCCCAGATCCTTTAAAGACTCTGTCTCACCTGTAAATACAGATTTAAGCTTTGTGTAAGCTTCATCCTGACTCAGATTATAGAACGAAGCTACATCTCCGGCTAATCCGGTCAGACTGGAACCCATATCGTAAGCCTGCTGTTCTGTGAATCCAAAAGCTTTCGCCATGGCTCCAAATGTACCAGTGTACTGTTTCGCCATAGTCTCTGAGAGACCGAAGCTTTGTGCCGCAGACTTTGCAAATTCATCAACCTTTGCAGTCATATGAGGAAACGTCACATCTACTACGTTCTGGACCTCTGCCAGATCAGAGCCTAATTCCAGGCACTGTTTGCCAAAATCAATTAATTTCTTGGTTCCGAAAGCTGCTGCCAGTGCAACACCTGCTTTTTTTGCCAGTTTGGTAATGCCGTTCATCTGCTGCTGGAACTGGTTCTGGTTTACTACAAGATCAAGTGCAATCTGTCCTATACTTGTTGCCATATGTAGTTTCAGTCACCTCCTAATCCAGCCATTCGTAAAAAGGCATTTTTAAATCCATCCATAGCGGTATCCATTTCCTGTTTTGATATGGATTCAGCCACTACCTTTGCATGTTTTTCTTTCCATTCATTTCTGATCCGATGCTGTTCCTTTGTAAAAGTCTTCAGAATTTCTTTATCATCCTCTGCACGTATTGCGATAATCCTTCCAAGCGCTGTTTTATTGTCAATTCCCACGAGCATCTGTTTAAACTCTGTCCATGACATTTTGTGTATTTCTCTCGACAGTCTCAGCCCATACTGTGACTGGAAGGAAGATACGATCAGATCATAATCTTCAATCAGGTCATAGTATGGGTCAGAGCTTCCCCCGCAGTTTCTTCCTCTCCTACAATAAGTTTCTGGGCTTCCATGACGATTGTCGTCAGATCATTAAAGCTGAGTTTCATTTTTTCAATCTTTTCCCGGCTCTCCTCCGGAAGCATTAAATTGTATAAATCCAGAATGTCTTTTGCTGTAGCATTTTCCGAGGTAAATTCTGAATATTTTCCCATGATCTTTAACATGGTTGCTGCATCTGCGTTTACTTCTAACTCCTCTTTGCCAATAATCAGGGATGGATTACCATCCAGTTCCAGTTTTTCTGTAATGTTTACTTTTTTCGCCATTATTCTTCTCCTTATACAGCAGGTGTTACAGTCGGTTTACCATTGCTGATCGCATCAAACTCTAATGCAGCTACATTTGTGGAATCCCCACCACCACAGTTCTTAACATCAAATACAGCGGCATCCCAGGATACTGTTGTTCCATCCGGGAACTCCCATTCAAAATATCCTTCTGCATCATGTCCGTTACTGAACTGTTTTCCTGCAATGTAGTCGTTTCCTGTGTCTCCAATGTTTCTCTTTCCACTGAGAGTGATGGTAACCGCCTTTGCAGTCATCAGGGCTCTCTGCCAGCCTTCCTGGTCCATAGGAGTCCAGGTTTCCACACCATTAGAAAACTCTACGGAAAATGTCTCCATATCTGCAATGGTTGTTGCTGATTCCTTTGCCTTTCCAACTTTGAACTTGTTGTCAAGAACCGGAAATACATTTGTTTTTCCTGCGAATTTCTGTAAATTCATCTGTAAAGCTTTACGTTTCATTCTGTTTTCCTTTCTTCTCATAAATAACAGCCATCTCTATTACCATTTCGTAAATTCCAGCATCAGTTGTCCCAACATTCTGGATCTCATAAAGTGGCTGTATAAATTTAATGGTTTCATCATTAACCGTTACATCCCTTGCCTGTCTGAGCGCCTCAAACAGTTCTATGGCTGTTTTTTCGGTATCCCCTGGAGATTTGTTCCAATGTATCAGCAAAGTTACATATTTCTGTCCGTATCCTTCCTGAGCGGGGCCTCCAAGTGCTATGTGCTGTGGATACTGATGCTTGCTGTTGTATACCCCAACGGATTTATCTTCCTTATCCGGAAGTTTCCCCATGTATACGTGTTCCGCCAATTCAAGGGAAGCTATATAGTCTCTCACGTCTGCTAATGTCATATTCCTGTCAGCCTCCTGTAGATTCGTTTAAATGCATTTGTACAGTAATCTGCCTCTCTTCCTCCCGGAATCCAGTCTTCATACCATTTTCCTTTTGCGTTCGGGTTTTCGTCTGTATGGAAATGATATTCCGGATGAAAATACAGCCTTCTGGCATATGGAGTTGATGATACTATGGATACTTTCCCCTGTTTGCTTTTGGAAGTATCCACGAACGTGCTTTCATTCTGCAGGTTTCCGGTATCTCTCGGGAAAACCTGAGCCTGTACCACTTCTGTGTGAAGCGCTTCTGCCGTCTGTTCCAGAGCTTTCACCTGCATCTCTGAGAGTTCTCGGATTTTAGGAAGATTCAATCTCACTGTTGAATTTACCCGGATCATATTAACTGAACCTCCGTATAATTTACTGAACCGTCAGAATTTCGTGCCTTTGTTCCCTGTTCGATCTGCCTTTTTACACCAAATATGACAGCCTCACCGCCGGATATGACCGGAAGTTCCGGGCATATATCCCCGCAAAACAAGGCTGTCCCTGTGATCCGGATCAGTTTCTTTTCAGCAGTCAACACTGTCCGGGCTTTATCCTGATAATTACATTTTCCTGAATACTGTATAGGTTCCAGCGGTTCTCCGTACTCATTTAAACCTTCTCTGTCAAACGACAGGCTGATATCTGTTTTACATAACCGTCTGGGTACCAGACATGGATATTTCATATGATCACCTCGCTAATTGGCAGCAAAGGCCGGTTTGACAGAGAAGTGTATAGTCGTCTCTCTTCATTGCAATGCCTTTTCCTGTAAATACATTCCATGAACTACTAAACTGGGCAGATACGCCGTTAATGCTGTAAGAGGACAGGACGCTGCTTATTTCGTCTGCATTCTCGTACTCAAATTCTGCCTGTCTGCATATAACTTCCCGGATAATTTCCTGTTGAAATTCCGTAAGATTTGAAAATCCCCGGCCTACAATCCTGTTGTAGGTCAGGGAATCTACATGTCTGCTTGCCTGCTTTAATGCTTTTTCTATTTCATCTTCAGGTATCAGAATTCCTTCATAGGTATCCAGATAATAGCTTTCTGTTGCATATGATTTATATCTCATATGACGCCCTCCGATCAGGCACCAACCTCTGTTGTGTCTACGTCAACATAGATACTGTCAATTTTGCCATCACGTCCATTCGGGAACACGAATACATCAGAAAAAGATCTGTTCTGATACAGGTATCCGTCTCCTTTGGTGTGTCCGCCTGGCTCAAAGTAATAAATACTGTTAATCTTTGGTACGGTTTTGCAGGTCTGGCCGCAGGCAACCAGCACATTGATCTTGTGTGCTCCTGTCACTCCGGATGCTTTTTTGAGTGGCTCAAATCCGCCGCCTTCCGGTTCCCAGTTGAATGCATCATAGAAGCGCTCATCATCAATAACTTCCATGATCGGCACGCCATCAATCTCAGTCACTCTGGTTTCAATTCCAAGACCACCTTCTGCAATCTGGGTCATTTCAATCTTTCTGGTGAACTCTGTAGACTGCTCCAGAGCATCCATAAGCTCGCTGCGAACATACATAAGCAGAGAACCATTTGCTTTGTATCTTCTGAGTTTTCCTTTTGCAAGGATATCTTTGAGCATACCGAAAACTTTTGCCTTTGTGTATGCGGATGTTGCTGTGGATCCATGATATTCTTCTGTCTTCTGAGCTTCCTGAGCCACCTTGGAGAAGAACAGTGCATCTGTTTCCGGAACTACCCATGTCTGTTCAAACACGCGGGAAATGTTCTGGATGGAAGCTGTAGCATTTGTCTCATCCACATCTGCTTTATCTACCATAAATTCAACATCACGGTCGTGTGTCAGTGTATATGGTACATCTTTCTGTTCATAAGAACCAACATTCCAGCCGCCTTTTCTATTGTGGTTCTTATATCCGGATGTGCTCATCTGGGTAAAATGGAATGTCTTGGCATCGAGCCATCTAACATTGCTGGTTACAAATGGAGATGTCAGGGTTCCCTGCATCAGGATTTCAAGGAGCTCCGGGCTCCACTGTTCTGCATAATTTAATGCCATAGTTTATACCTTCTTTCTTTTAATTCCAGCGATTCCAACGTTTTGTTGGTACTGCTGTCTGGTTTGTAGTTGTCTGAGAATGCTGTGCCGGATTGCCGCCAGTTCCTACCTGAGTAAAGCCGGTCTTTCCGTCAGCCTGTGGTTTCAAAGCCGGAACAGCTTCCAATACCGTATTAAGTGCTGTTTTCAGTGCTTCTTCGTTAATCTTCCCATCCTGTCCTGCTGCCTGACTAAGATCAGCCATTTTCAAGACGTATGGAATTGTCTTTGCATCAAGTCCCAGGGATACTGCCATCATTGTGGCTGCGTTTTCAACCTTTGCGGCCTGCACTGCTGCCTGTGCTGCTGTCAACTGGTTCTGAGTCTCTGTGATCTGACTCTGCAGTCCTGCCACATCAGGAGTATTTGCCGCCTGTTGCTGTTTGAATGATGCAATTGCCTGGTCCACCTGCTCCTTTGAAAGCCCCTGCTGTTTAAAATAGCCTTTTAAAACAGATTCCTCTGTTACGCTCTGCTTTCCTGCGATCAGACTGGCCAGTTTATCATAATCAAACTGTGGTGTCTGTTGTGTTCCTGCTGGTGGTGTTCCGCCTTCCGCTCCTGAACCTCCTCCACCGTCACCAGTTCCGCCTTCTGCAAATGTCTGCAGGTTCATTGATAATTTGCATCTGAATCTCTTATACATTTTTACATGCTCCTTTACAGTTTTTTATGTGCTGTCTGCACGAATACAGTTTTACGTGTGTCTCACATGAACAGTTGTTAGCCCGGTGTCTCCGCGTAGTTTTAAGCCTTCGGGCATAAAAATAAGGCGTTTCACCCTACGCCTCAGCGGGAGATTCTGGATCACCGCCTTTCTGTTCTGGGATCTCTTTTGCTACTTTTAATGTTATAAGATATTTCCCTCTTTCTTTTGATACTGAATATTTGTCTCCGACCTTTCGAAGTTTCAGATTGTTTTCTTTATCGTAGAAATTATGGATAACTTCGATTTTCATGTTCTCACCTCCCTCTGTTGTGCCGGCGCAATTTTAAAAAAGAGTATAAAAATACCACCTGCCATTTCTGACCGATGATTTTTATATTGCACTTTTGTGAATATTGTTGTAAAATCTTTATAAGATATCTTAACAGGGAGGAATGATACCTGACCCCCACATTTTGGGTTGGGCCATCATTTCTCCCTGTTTCTTTTATATATCTTTCTTATTTTTCCATCTTTGATCACAATGATTTTCTGTACAAACATAGTGTGTCTTGACCAATATACCTCTTCTATCTGCCGGATAATCTCATTTTCATCTAATGGGCTCTTGGAAATATCAAGTATAAAGTTTGATGCCTGTCTCTTCTTTTTGGCAATTGCGTTATACACCAGGTTTTTGCTCGTCCCAGATAATTCTTTCAAATCAAATGCTTCATTCCTAAATATGTAATCTGGTGTAGATATTCCCTGTGGATTCAGTACCCTGGGAACCATAGATATTTTTCCTCCAAGCTCTTCCTTTAGTAACTCAGCAATTCGTCGTTCTTTATCAGAATAATCCAATAAAACATTTTTCCCATCCACTGTATATACAGAATCTCCAATTTTATATTGACGTATTTCTTCAATATCATAAGAATTCGGTGTTGCTGTTTTTTTCCATTCCTCCGTAATATCTTTAACACCTTGCAGTTTCTCCAAATCCCTGAAGTCTATGTGCTCTCGGCTGTCTACACTGCCCGTTCTCATCCGGACATGGTTCCATTCTTTTTGCTTTTGCTCATATTTTTTCTGGTTCTCCGGATCCAGAGAGAATTGTGACAGCCTATTGTATTTCTTTTCCTGGCGTTCAGCATATTGCTGACGTTCCCGCCTGGCGTTTTTTTCTGCAAGGTTGTTGAGCTCTTCTCTGGTATATTTCCCATCAGGCGGAGTACTGACTCCTTCAATATAGGTCGTATGGCTATCACGACATCGGGGATGATAAAGTCCTGCTGCTATGGCAGCACTTATCAGCGGGTACTTAATTCCTGTCATGGGAGATACTCCGTCTTTCGGACCTCCGCTCCATACATCATCGATCATGACTTTTCCCACGAATGGAACACACAAAGGACAAGGACAGCCGCTGCCACGTTTATTGATAATCACTGTGTACACGCCCCATTCCCGGCGTTTCATTCCCTCACCCTGCAAGTATGCCCTTTTGGCTGCTGTTCGGATTGCCATATCTGCATAGTCTGCAAGGGTATGTCTGGCACCATTGGCATATTCTACACAGTTTAGACCTGCCTTAAGGAAATCCTTAGTTGCCATATCCACAGCTTTTTCATAGGTTCCTGCACCGGTATTGGCGTATACCTGAGCATTATAAATAATTCTCCGATATTGATCATTAGCCATGCGAAGCACTGCAATTTCTGCTTTCTTCATGTCATTTGTTGTAGCTTTGATCAGAGCCTCCAGCTTCCGATCATTCAGCTTAAAAAATTCTGCATTACCTCCCTTGCTTATTTTATTTGCCGGAAAGCCTTTTTTTATGGCATTCAGAATAGTAATCTCCTGCTGCATATTTCCTTCTGCTCTTGCAGTCCGAATCAGCTCCGCTATCTTTGCATTGATATCCTTAAACTGTTTGCCATATTTCTTTTGATTATTATGTTTATATTCTTCCAGGGATTTCAACATTTCTGCCTGCCACATGGGCCATTGTTTGTCTTCGTCAATTTCTTCCTGCTTATGAGATTCCATATTGCGGATCATGGATGCTATGAGTTCATTCTCTATAGCTTCAAAAGCAGCTCCAATATCGTATTCATCATTTATCCTTGCCATTAGACAATACCTTGAATCCTTGAGACTTAAACTGTCGTGTCAGTTCCTTCAATTTTGTAATGCTGTCGCAATGATCACATCGAAGTTCCGCATAATCTTCTCTTTCGATAGCATATATTCCCTGTGTGACCTGCTCTTTGGCGATTTTAAGAAGTCCTTGGTATTTTTCTCTATTCATCCGGTATATTCGGTTGTTTACTTTAACCTTCACCTGATCCGCCTCCTGTATCTACTTCAAAATCACCAAGTTTCATGTTGATGGACGGTTCTTCCAGATCCTGTATGCCCTGTTCTGCTTTCAGACGGGCTATCTCTTCTTCTTTGCAATGTTCATCCAGACTATCGCCATAAAGTTCCTCTACGCAACGTTCAATACTCATGATTCCACCCTGTTTTGCTTTCGTCACAGTTTCCACCTGACTCTCAAAAGAAGGGTTAGCGTATTCTCCAAATGGAATATTTACATTCACCTCTTCTACCTGCTGTCCATGAAGAATGTTATTTGCATTGATACACATCCCTACCACGGCCGGAAGTGTTTCCTGCATTGCTTCTACGATGGAATTTCTGGTGTAGAGTGTTGTCTTTTCTTTTTCTCTCTGAGCTTCGGCATTATCCAGTTTCTTAGTATCAATTCCCAGCGTTGACGGGCTGATCACTCCATGCAGACACAGGTCCAGCGCAGTTACATAAGATGCCAGATAGCTTTCATGCGGGATAACAGGCTGTTCTGTGATAATCTGATTGCTCTGTCCTTCTCTCATGTCTCCGTCTGCAGAAAAATAACGGTTATCGAAAGGATTAGGTCTGACAAGCTCGCCTGTTTCCGGATTATGAGGTATCAGGCATTCTGGTACATAAGTCTTTGCCCTTCCTGACCTTAATGCGTCCATCCATTGGCTCCATGTTTCGTCCAGAGAATCAAAATTATCAAGCTTTCCATCAAAAATACTTCCGCCTCTGCCCTCATACTTCGCAGATTCGTAGATCATAAATGGCTCTGCAAGAATTACTGAATCATCAAATGTAACGTCTTTAAGATTTTCTGTAGCCTTAATCGTTTTAATGTCCACAAGTTTGTTTCCCCGATATAGTTCATTTATGATGTATCCATATCCGTATCTTTCATTCAGAACATACGTCCTGCCTTTCTCATGGTACGGGGTTTTAAATACTATTTCGCGGATCCTGTCTCTCTGATAAACAAATTCCACTTTGTCTCCCGGGTACCATTCTATAATCGGGTAATCACTGAGTTCTGTGTCAATGACTGCTTTAAAGGCTCCATCGCCAATATATAATGTTTCTTTCAAAGCGCTTTCTATCTTTTTCCGAAACCGGTTTTCTTTTCCCATCTCTTTCCATAGCTGTTCCTGAGCTGGTGACTCAAACTCAAAGTCTTCCATGTCAGGAAGGACTGCTGAAGAAAGCGTGCGTACGATTAATCCCGGCAGACCTGTATGTATCTTTCTCATATCCATTCCAGGAGTGCATCTGCTTGCCCAGAACTTATGTCTGTCTGCATATTCCTGATTCTGCTGATAGAACTGTTCCAGTTCATTTCCGTCTCCTCTGTACCAGATCCTGTTGCGGATCGCATGTCCCTCGAAATCCAATATCTCATTAATCTGGAAATTATATGGATTAGCCGGGAGCACATTCAGCCAGCTCCGGACTGTCTTCTTTATATTCTCGTTTAATTTATCCATCCATTTCACCTTTTCGTTTCCTCCGTTTCGAATCCGATCATATTCCGATATGGGATCCAGCCATACTGCTGGGAGTTGATCGTATGGTCGTTTCGGTCTTCTGGGATATCTTTTTCCTCATCCCAGGAATATTTCTCCAATTCAGCTATGTGATTGGTGCATGTATCTACAACCAGATAGCAGTCCTGTTGAATCCATCCAAGTTGAAGCTTGATTCTATCCAGAATCTCTACTTTTTTGTAAGATTCTACAAAGTTGTACATGCAGCCATGAAGACGTTTGTATTTTCTCAATTCTGTGATCGTAGCAGCATCTGCACAATCAACAAAGGTATCTTTTGCAAATCCCCAGTCCTTTCGGCATTTCTCCAAAACCTCTATGAATTTTACGGCTGTATCGGAAGGAGCGAGCGGCTGATCCAGATCTTTATTGCTGTATACTTTTTCAGCCAGTGTGATCAATCTCCTGTCCTCTGTAATTCCCTGGAACATCATTGCGATTGTATCCGGAGACTTTGAAGAGTACGAAGTATCTAGGCCACAGGTGAACTTTTTGAATTTCAGCTTTCCTGCTGCCATCTGGGCTTTTACCCATTTCTCTGAAACGACATGCTGTTTCCTGCTGAAGTTCGGGAATATCAATCCTGTTGCTTTTCCTCGCAAGCCCTGAATCTTGTTTTTCCAGATCTTTGTGCCTTTCGGTGTATTCTGGATAATCTGCTGCTTCTTTTCTTCTGGAAGTCCGGCATTATCGTCAAAAGAAAAGAACCAATGGACCCAGCCGGGTTTTGGTTCTTCTTTCAGCTCATCTTTAATTTCCTGCGGTGTCTCTGCTTCCCACTCTGGAAGCGGTCTGCTGCAGTTGATGTACTCCTTGTACACATCCAGTGACGGATCGTCCGGGTTTAGCGTGGCCATGAGGTAATCGCACCGCATGGCAGCCTCACGGACAAAGTCAATGTTCGCGGTGTTAATCTCATCGATATACAGA